AGGCGAAGGTGACGGACTAGGCGAAGGTGATGGAGATGGACTAGGCGAAGGTGATGGACTGCTCGTAGTAACTGTAGTAGTGGCAGTTGCACCTGTTGATGCGTTGGTTGCAGTGACAGCCGTTGCTACACCCGCTACACTCGAAATAGAGGGACCATCATCAAATGTGACTACACCGCTGGAATTAGCTGTAGCAATACCGACACTAGAGTTATATGTAACTGAACCACTAGTATTCAAGAATCTAGAAGCAAGACTCAGAGGTGTTTTCTTATTACCATCTTCATCTAGTTCAGCATTAGGTTCATAAGCAACTAATTCTTCAAATTCTTCAATAACCATATCGGCTAATTGACCTGTAGGAATACGAACTTGTCTTTTATATTCATTTAAAGCATATTCATGCTCATAATTTGTTATCGGATAAATGCTCTCTTCAAAAGTTTTTGTAGTTCCATCTGGTAATATCACACGATAATCTGCAGTTACATTAATACCGCTCTTGATATAAACTGTACCATCATCAAGGATTATCTCATTAGTTTCATAATGATTGATACTATCTACATCATCATACTTAGTATTCACATAATTGATTAAATCCTCTTGTTCTAATGGCCATTGTTCATACACATCAGTAATATTGTTAACAAGAAGAATAACCCAATCTAATTTTGGATCTTTGAAATATTTGTATGCTAAAGAAGAAGGAGTCTCACCTGGTGAGACCTCATGTGCTTCAAACATCGTGATATATTGATCTAAGTCAGTTCTGGTATTAACCTTCCGAAATATATTTTTAGACAGTTTATATTTAAAGGTCTCGTTATCATCAACACCTTCTCCAATATATACATTTGGTAAAAATGAAAAATATCCTGCCATTGTTTAATATCCTTTTAATATGTCTTTTTGATCGATAAACCTGGTCTCTAAGAACGATAAACCAAGAGTTAATGCGGGAACTTGTAGTCCTAGTGGTTCATCCTCGCTACCACCAAGAGGGGCATACTTCAATGCATTATATTGTCCATCAGGAGTGTAATTAACACTTACACCACTACATACAGAAGTATGAAGTCTGAAGTGTAGATCATTTGAACCTTCTAATTTTCTTGAATCTGGATTCAATCGACAGAATTTGATATCAAATTTATCAGGAACTTCCATAAACCTGTTTGCATCATCACCAATAATAGGGGTAGCACCTTCCTTAAAGTACCTGACAATCTTTGCTATTTCATCTGCTTCCTTATCATCTCTTGCAAACATCTTAAATGAGAACTGGTGAGATCTAAATGTCATATTACTGAATAATTGTTCAGTATATGGATTAAAAACTTTACCTTTACTGATTTGCATCAACGTGTTTGAATCAATGCTTCCTGAAAGACCTAATGCACCACTAGCACTGTTGGCAATTTGAGCAACAGCACCAGCAGTAAATTCTGGAAGAGCAGCTCTTGCTGCTGCTTGAAGATCTGCAACAATCCTTGTTGTTCCACCTTGCTCTGTCAGATCATCCGCTCCAATGGCACCCGATGCAAACATACCACCAACACCTAAGTCTTTTGAGGTATATCCTGGATTGTATGAAGTTTGTAAACTTGGTGGCATTGCCAGATAAACCATCTGGGGATTGAACGTAAATTGAACGCTGTTATTGGGAAGATTCAATCCATAATAATTACTATTATTAGGTTTTTCGTTATAATTTACTCTCTTTCTTACAAATCTCACATAGTCGACAGACTCGGTTCTATTATCAGACAGACTATTTCCCGTACTAGAAGGAGCTCTCAATGGGTATCGTAGAGTTGACTGTGACAAGGTAACACCTAAATAATAGCGTGGTCTTTATATATTTATGCGATATTACCAAGGTACTTACCGTCCGAAATTTCCCAATAAGTACAAAGGCAATCCACATAACGTAACATATCGTTCGTCATGGGAATATAAGTTTATGCTTTGGTGTGATATGACACCAAGTATACAAGAGTGGAGCAGTGAGGAATGCGTAATCCCGTATAAATCACCTGTAGATAATAAATATCATAGGTACTTCGTCGATTTTTACATGAAAATCGATAACAGGAAGTATTTAGTAGAGGTTAAACCTGCAAAACAAACAAAGGAACCTAAAACTCAAAAACGAATGACCAAACGTTATATTAATGAAGTTGTGACCTGGAGTGTTAATCAAGCAAAGTGGAAAGCTGCCACTGAGTTTTGTTTAGACAGACAATGGGAATTCAAAATCATTACCGAGAAGGAACTCAAAGTCTAATGGCAATCTATAGACCCGAAAGTGCAAGATATAACTCTTTTCAAGAGTTCATGGCATTCTCTAAAAGAGATGATAACCATGTAAGCACTCCAAATTTATTTTCAGTAAGATTTAGCACACCTAGAATTCTCGCTCAGGGATACGGTAATGTTAGTAGCGATAGACTTACTGTTAAAGGAGATTTAGACTTACTTTTAGATTATTATGCGGATAGTGTACAGTTACCAAGTAAACAAATTACTACAGGTCAAGTACAAACTGTAGGATCACCATTCAAGTATGCTACAAATACGGCATTTAGTCAGATCAACATCAACTTCAAGATGCCTAGGTCTTTATATACCAGGTGTTTCTTTGAAAGATGGACACAATTGATGGCAACAGATTCTGAGCAATATACACAGTATTATAGTGATTATGTCTGTCCAGAGTTGTTGATTTATAAGTGGGAGAAGGGCAACGGTGATTATGTATATACTGATCCTAAAATGCTTCGAGCGTTGAGACAAGCAGGAAATGGAGCATTACTAGCTAGAAAATATACATTAACTGGATGTTACAGAATAGAAAATGTATTCCCTTATAATATTGGATCGATTCGACTTGATAATAATACCTCAAAGGTTATGACTATGCAGGTTGGATTCTATTTTGAGAGATATCGTTTCTATACAGAGAATAAATTCGATGATCCTGGTACTCAACGTGGTAGAACTCTTCCTACTAAGACAGATAACGTAACTGACAATACGACTAGTAGGAATAAAGAAGCATTTCCCCTACCGAAAACTAGCGTATTTGAAAATCTAAGTGGGAACGTTACTGATTCCATATTGGGTGGTTTATCATAACCCTCCTAAATAAAATTACTGAATGAATTATTATGTCATTACCTAAATTAAATGTACCTAAGTACAAATTGAAGTTGCCATCTGATGGTAAAACTGTTGTCAATTTTAGACCCTTTCTAGTAAAGGAAGAAAAGTTACTTTTGATTGCAACTGAAACTGGTGAGCAGTCTCAACTTTTGGATACGATCACAACAATCATCAAAGATTGTACAGATCTCGCAAATGTTGATAAATTAGCCACTTTTGATGTCGAGTATCTGTTCTTGCAGATCCGTACAAAATCCGTTGGTGAAACTGTTGATGTTAGCATTACCTGTCCAGATGATAGAGAGACTCAAGTACAAGTTTCTATTCCTCTAGATGAGATCAAAGTCGTAAGAGACAAAGCTCACAAAAAGGAATTGAAACTTTCTGATGAAATTATTGTAACTCTCGATTACCCTAGACTTGACACATTCGTTAAAATGAATTTTGCGGATGAGGGTCCTGGTGTTGATGATATATTTGAAATGGCAGCAGAATGTATGGCAACTATTGCCGACTCTGAACAAGTTTATGATTGTGCAGATTCCACCAAGGAAGAAAAACTAGAATTCCTAGATAACTTGAATAGCAAGCAATTTGCTATGTTCCAAGATTTCTTTGAAACTATGCCTAAGTTATCACATACAATTAGTGTTACTAATCCTAATACTAAGGTTGTCAGTGATGTAGTCCTTGAGGGATTGGCGAGTTTTTTCGCCTAGCCCTCCTGCATACTAATCTTCGGGCATACTTTGAGGGTAATTTTGCCCTCATGCACCATCATAAGTGGAATATTGAATATATTGACAATCTTATGCCATGGGAAAAGGAAATTTACGTTAACTTATTAGTTAATTTCCTCAAACAAGAAGAAAACCGAATGAAGGAGCAACGAGCAGCGAGTGGCTAAAATCCAAACAAATAAATTTATTGGTTCTGGGTCCATAAAGGGACGGTCACCCGTTGCTGAGGCTGTTAATACACATGTTAAAGCAACAAATAATTTAAACAAAACATTAGTAGGAATTTCATCCGTAGTAGAGGATCTTTATAAGATCGAACTAGGGTTTGTAAAAAATGAGAAACAACGTGCTCAGTCGGATAGAAGAAAAGCGCAGAGAGCACAAGATCAAAAAGCAGAAGATAGATTAGAAGAACGCGCAGCTAAAAAAGAAGGTAAAAAAGGTCTCAGTTCTAAACTAAAGAAGACTGCTAAAAAGGGGTTCATGGGTGCATTTGGTTGGTTAACCCAACTAATATCTCCTATTGCAACTTTCTTAGCAGCTATTGGTGGATTTGCTATCGCTTCAGAGGTAATGAAGTGGATTGGAGATCCAGAAAATGCTGAAAAATTAAAAGTTTTTTTAGATAAGGCATTATTTGTCTTTGACAAGTTATATGGGTGGATATCAGGATTCACCATCAATATTATAGATGGGTGGTCAGATTTATTTGCAGAAGATGGGGACTTTGGCACTAGATTATCAGGTCTAGGACAAATGATGACGGGTATCATTGGGTTGAAATACCTGATGAATCCATTCTCTCTTATTACAGATATATTAGGTCTTTTAGATATACTTGATAGGGACAAACCTGATAAGCCTCCCATCGATGGCAAACCTGACCCTGATGGCAAAAAACCTCGCGTAAAACCAGGAGAGATAGATCCAGCAACTGGCAAACCTCGCCCAAAAAGAACAGGTTTATTAGGTGCTCTTGATAGTGCAAGGGATCGTGCATCTAACCTAGGTGAAAGGTTTAGAACTTCAAAATTTAATCCTTTTGCTGATAATAGGTCTCGTTTAGACAGATATTATGATGATGCAACTGGTTACAAACCAAATGCACTTCAAAATCTTAGAGATAATGCTTCAAGAACTGGACGGGCAATTAGTGATGATGTAGCAGAAAGATTAACAAAGGTACAGATTAAAGGGAAACCTCTAACTGATGTTATTGCAGAAACTTCTGAGGCAACTCTCAGTGGTATGGGTCTTGATAAGGAAAGACGCCAAGCAATCAGATCATCATTGGATACTGGTTTAGAAAAATTAACTAAAAAGAAGAACAAAATACAAGGGGGTATCTTTAGCGGTTTACAAACACTTCAAAGAAATTTAACCTTCCAAGAGGGATCTACCTTTAGGAAAGGTGCAGCACGCGCTGGTCAGGAACTTACATTTGCAGAGGGTTCAACATCTCGAAAAGCTGCTTCAGCAACAGGTAAATTTCTAGGAGAACAAGGAACAAGATTTACTAATGCTATAAAGGCGCAGTACGGTAGATTTAATGATTGGGCAGGCAGTCTTCCTGATAAAGCAAGAAATGCTTTAATGGAGAGGATTTTAAAACCTATATTATCTGCTATAGAACCTGTCATGAACACCGTTAAGGGTGTTGGTGGTAAGATCACAGGTGCATTCGGCAAATTGGGTTTTGTTCCTAAAATTCTAGAAGCATTAAAGAAAAAAGGCATTTCGGGTTTTACCGACATTAAAGGTGCAGCTAAAGAACTAGGACCTACAATATGGCCAATTATTGGTAGTGTATTCAGTTTAATTTCTGGTTATGATCGTTTAACAAACCAAGATCCAACTGGTGCCCTGATGGATACGGTATCAGGTCTTTTTGAATTATCTGTAGCACCTCCTCCTGTTGGTCTTGCTTTTATTCCTGGTAGCGGCATTTCAACATTCATTGATATTGCAATGCTAGGTAGAGACTTAGCAGGTGCTCTCTTCCCAGATTTTGATCCGAGAACTGAGGAAGACAAACTTATTAATAATTTAGGTCTAGGTAGTGCACAGACATTTGTAAAGAGTGTTGGGGCAAAACTACCTAAATTGAGTGCTCTCACTAAAATCTTTGGTGAGGCAGAGAAAGAAGGACCTAAAAGAGAAGATTTTAAAGACGGTGATGACGGAGATAAAGATTTTGAGGAAGCAAAACAGGCATGGTTAGTAACTCAACCCGATGGCAAGGAAGAGGAGATAAATGCTGACGCTCAAGCATCATCACTTGGTGGTCCTATTAGAGAACCTCAAGAGTTATTCTTAGGTGGTGTTGTAAAAGGTATTGGTAAAGCAATTGGTAGTGTAGGTAAAACTGTTAGTAATGTACTCAGTAATCCTATTGTTTCCACTGGGTTATCATTGATTCCTGGTGCTGCTCCAATTGTAGGAGCAGTAAGTGGTATTGCCAATCTAGCTGCTGGTGGGAACCCCCTAGGAGCGATCATGTCAGGCGTTAGCATGATTCCTGGAGTTGGGCAAGCGATGGGTGGTTTTGGTGATTTTATGGGAAAAGCCGCTGGAATCATTAATAGTCCGCTCGGACAGGCAGGAACGAGTTTACTTCAGGGTAATTTTATGGGTGCTGCAAGTTCAGCATTGGGTATGCTTGGAGGACCATTAGCTGGTATTGGACAATCACTATTAGGTGGTAATTTTGGCGGTGCTATTTCTTCTGGATTGGGAATGGTCAATCCTATGCTTGGACAAATGGCAGGCAGTATATTATCTGGTGGATTCCAACCAATGAATATAATTTCAAATGTGGCAGATAGTTTTGGGTTATCTGGTGTTATGCAGGCAGTTACTGGTCTGGCAGGTGGAGATCCAACTTCAGCAATTAAAGCGATTGGTTCAGAACTTGGAGTAGATCCAAAAATTCTTGGAGCAGTCGATAAGGTTTCTACTAAAGCATTAGGTGAAAAAGGTATATCTGCAAAGTATGCTATGCAGCAAGCGTTAGAGTTTGTACCTATTCCTGTAGTTCTTGAAAAAGTTGTTCCTATGTTGCAAGCAGTTCCCATAAATATAACACAGACGAAAGTAGTTCAAGCAACCGAATCTGTTTTAGGTTCTTTCTAATTAAATGGCAAAAGTAAAGAAAGGTGCAAAAATTGATTTCTATAAGTTTGTGGCGATCACTCGCCCAAGCTCAGAGAAACAAATGTCTTCGGATGCTAAGGAGACTATAACTGCTGTTAATTCTCAGATAGAAGCAACTAATCGTCTGGGAAAAACATTAAATTCGATTGGTAAAACTCTTGTTGATATTAAGAAACTTCAACTTTCTAGATTAACATTAGCACAGAAAAATAGTAATAAATTTGACGCTAGATATTCAACACCAAGTAAAAGCACATCTTCAGGATTTATAAAATCTTTCCGTGCAGCTAAAATTCCTGGTTTCTTAGAAAGTTTATTAGGTCTTTTAGGAGGATTATTTAAGTTATTCATTGTTGTACCTGCACTTAAATGGTTAGGGGATCCAAAGAATCAAAAGAAAGTTAAGAAACTTGTAGATACTTTAGTCACGGTTGCGAAATTTATATTTGATGTTGCTAAATTTGGTGTAGTTAACACTATCGAAGGTTTATACAAATTATTTGATGATGAGACTAGTTGGTTAGATAAGATGGGAGGATTCCTGCAAGCAGCAGCAGGACTCGGAACATTATTACTTGGTATTCGTTGGTTATCTAATCCACTAAAACTTGTTACTGACTTTGGTGGCGTTCTAAAGTTCCTTGCTTTCAATCTAAACAGAGCTAGGACAGGAATGCTAGCGCGTGCGAAGACAAAGGGTTTTGGAAAGGCAGCTCTCCTTTTAACCACCGTGGCAGTGGCAGGTGCAGGAATGCGCGTTGGCGCAGGTGAGGGAGAAAATAAATCCCAAGATGATCCAGAAAAGAAATCCCAAGATGATCCAGAAAAGAAATCCAAAGATGATCCAGAAAAGAAATCCAAAGATGATCCAGAAAAGAAATCCCAAGGAGGTTTAGTACAGAGTCTTCCAAGCAGATCACAAGGAGGATATATTAATGGACCTCAGTCAGGATACCCAGTATCACTGGATGGAGGAAAATCAACTTCGTTCATCGGACATGGACGTGAATATGTTGCTAGAAAGGCAAATGGGGGAGCTTTCGTCGTTCCTCTTAATACTCCTGGAACAAAAACACAACCCCACTTAACTAGTAAGAGACTTGGTGAAGCAAAGAGTCAGGGATATAAAGTTCCTAATGCTATGAGACAGGAATATCCTGTTGGTAGATCTTTAGGTGGGAAACTTCCTCAATTCTCTCAAGGTGGCGCTTATCTTAATAAAGTCAAAGCAAATGACAGTACTTCGGGTGATAATGCAAATAAGCAAATCTTCTTACATTGGAGTGGTGGTCATAGAAGTAATACTGAGTTCCATAATGGTAATGGATACCATACCTTTATTCCTGCATCTGGTCAACCAGTTCGTAAAGCAAGGTTTGGACAAAAGGGAAGACCCTATCACACTTATGGTCAAAACCAAGCAACGTCTGCTGCTATTGCCGTTTCTGGTATGAATGGTTTTGGTAGTGAGAGTGCTTCAAGTTGGGGTGCTCAGGCAATTACACCAAACCAATATAAAGGTATGGCAAAAGAGGCAGCAGGACTTGCTACTGCCTGGGGATGGAAACCATCAGATATTACTGATAAGAGAGTAAGAACTCACTACGAAGACTATAGAGACCGTCCAGATTGGTATCTCCGCTCAGAACCTTCACATTATCGTTGGGATTTGAATAGATTGTATGCAGGTGATCCCGAGAATAGTGGTCCTGGAAAGATCCGTAAGATGATCAAGCAGCAAATGTCATCTTTTGGTGCAAAACCAACAAAGACTGAGGATCCGACTAGAGATGGATCTGATAATAGAAATACAGCACCATGGAATCCTGGATTGGGGGTATTGGATGCTGTAACAGGAAATCTGTTTGACTTTGATGGTGCTGGTAAAAAGACTCCACCACAGCCACCATCTAGTACGTCAGATCCTTCTAAGAAACCAAGAGAGAAAGCTAAAGTAGAAAAGAAAGGAACCCGAGGATCACCTTTCTGGACTCTTGCTGCTGTCGCTGGAACAGAAGATGGTGATCCTCAAGCATGGGCAGACGTTGCACAATCTGTATATAACAGATCCAAGTCTGGAAAGTACAGTTCAAGAGATATTAGAAAACTTCTATTATCTAAGGATCAATATGAACCTACTTGGAAGTTCCCCAAGTATGGCAGAAAAGGCGTACCAAATCCAGAGTGGCATAACATCACTGATGCTGCATCTGCAGCTTTGGCATCAGGAACAAATGTCACTTATATGGAGAAAGTTGCCAAAGCACTAGAAAATAAAACATTACAGCAAAATGCTGCTAAATTTGTTGGTGGTAGAACCGACTTTATGGGTGGTAATGAAATAGCAAACTTTGAGGATGGTGATGTTAGAAGAAAGGAAAACATGCCAAACAACTTCTTTGGTTGGTTTGTTGGACCTGGTTCTAAAGCTTATAAAAAGACAAATCCTACGGCAGCAGGTATTCCTGATATGACAGGTACTACAAGTGGCACACCTCCTGCTACTTCTATAACAGATGATATTTCTGGACTAGATACAACATCAGATGCTGCAACTGGTGCTTCTGCTGCTGAGGGTGAACAGACAAGACCATACGTCTCAGCGTTTAGAACTCCAGCATCCGACTCAAGGGATGTTAGAACCCGTCGTGGGATGAAAGCAGAAGATGGTAATTACTCAAGCGTTATGTCTAGTACAGGACAAAGAGATTTATTAAAACAAACTGAAAAGAGAAATGCTGCTCGTACAGAAATAAATGATAGGTCACAAGCAATGATTCAAACCGCAATTGAAGCAGTTTCACAAGCAAATGGTAGTAATCAAGAAAAAATCGCTGCTGCTGCTCGTTCTGTTCAGCAAATGATGGCAGCAGCAAGAGCGGCATCTTCACAACCTGCAACAACTATGATTCCTAGTTCAACCACTGGTGGTGGTAGTTTTGGCGGTGGTGGTGGTTCTGGTGGTGGTGCAGGCAGTGCAGGCAGTGGTAGATCTACAGCAGCAAAACTGGGATCTGCAATTAACGCAGTAGGTAGGATTTTCTCATGACATTAAAACAAGAACAAGTAGGTGAAGTTGTTTACAAGGTCTTTGTCTTTAGAGATGGTAAAATAGTTACTAATGATGATGGACAATCTAATATTGCGGAATTTGTCAGAGGTATTGAAATATTAGAAAGCATTACTACTGCATCGATTGAAGCAACTATGGTTATTCAAGATTCTGCTGGTTTCTTAGGTGCAATGACAGGATCTGAATTATTTAAAATTCAATGTATTGCCACGAATATTGATAGAACTTATTATGTCCGTGCATATGCAATGGAGTCAAGATCCAGATCAAAGCAACAACAAGATATGTTTGTCATCAGAGCATGTTCTGATGAGTTTATTAAGAATGAAGTGACAAATGTATTTGGAAATAGTAATACGATTTTTGCAGGGGAAGGTGAGGCATCGGCAATTATTAAACAAATTCTTACAGATAAAAGATATTTGAAGTCTAAGAAGAAATTCTTTAGTGAAACAACTTTAAACAAACAACAATTTATTGCTACAAATTGGAGACCATATGATGCAATTTACTGGGTAGCACAGAGAGCAGTCAGAAAATCTAGAAAGGGTGGCAGCTTACAAAATGGTTTCTGTTTCTGGGAAAATGCATTAGGTTTTCATTTTAAATCTATTGATACGATGATTTCGGATGTCAATAAACAGAAGGACAATGGTCAGTCAAACTACTCTAAAAATGATATTAAACTTTATAAGTATGTTTACTCACCTAAGAGCACTGATGAAGGTGGTTCTGATTCATATAAGATTCAAAGTTTAGTATTTCCAGATGAAAGAAACTTTTTAATGGGTTTAAGACATGGTGAATGGTCTGGTTTTAGTGTTGGATTTGATCCTGTAACAGTTTCCAATTCTGTCATGGGTGGTAGTAAAGATCTTAATGTTGATGCATTTCGATATAGTCTTAAGGATTCTTGGAATAAAATGGAACACCTAGATGGTAAGAAGGCAAAAAATCCTATCAAATCTATGGATACGGGTATTCAGGCAATGATTGATTATCCAAAGAGAGTTCGTTATACGATGCTGCCTGCTCAAAATTTTGATGCTGAAAATAAAGATAATCCACAATCAACTTACTCAGAACTTATAGAACTTCAGTCATATCAATGGATGCGTATTGCATCACTTAAAAATATCAAATTGATCGTCAAAATTCCTGGCAACTTTGATCTATATGCTGGTTCTGGAATTAGTATTACAATTCCTGCTACTTTTAGAGACGGAGATAAAACACCTGTAGATAAAAGATACAGTGGACGCTACCTAATTGCCTCTGTAAAGCACGATATGGTAGATCAAAAACTATCGACAGAACTTTTGTTACTGAGAGACGCAGTTATCTAACACTTGACAGAGTGGGTAATTCAATGTACAATAACACTGTAAGGGTTCAAAGACAACTTTTAGAGCTCTTTCATAAATAAAACTACAAAGCACAATTGTTACATATGGAAAGTATTGAAAAGCATATCGAGAAAGACAGGGAAATTCTGGATAATCCTATGACTTCTCCTAATCAACGCCGTCACATTGAGGGCGAACTTCATGAATTAGAAGAGTATGCTGAGCATCATAAAAAAGAAATTGAAGCAGGAGACCATCACGATCCTAGTTACATAGAACTATTTTGTGATCAAAATCCTTCAGAACCAGAGTGTTTGGTATATGAAGATTGATGATTATATTTTAGGACATTGGTCAAATAAATTTCAAGCACAATCTGCTCCTCACCATTTTTCTACAGTAGAGATAGTATGGGAGAAAGTAGATGGAGGATATCATTCAAAAAATTATTTCAGGTCTGATGGTCCTGACAAACCTTATAGAGAAAGGTATCATAAAACTATTACCGTATCAGACACAGAAGTTCGTTTTGAGAACTATGACTTAGACTGGACAAGATGCGAAAACTGTGATATGATATTTAAGTTCGATGATAATATCTGGCATGGAAAATTGATTGGCGATCTATGCACAGGTGTTAGAGGGCATAAAGTTATATCTGAGATCCACCTCTATGGAGACAAACTACATAGTAAAGATCAAGGATATAACACGGAGGGTGAAATGATGTGGGGTTCAGAATGCCTTTACAAATTCATCCGACAGGGAGAATAACTCAGCGGTAGAGTGGCTCGTTTACACCGAGTTTGTCGGGGGTTCGATCCCCTCTTTTCCCATAGTTGTTATTAACAACTTCAAACTTAAATGAGAATGAATTATGAAACGACTTCGTAATGTTATTGCGGCAGGTCTTATGTTAGGCATGACATGTGGAATGAGTGTAAATGCTGAATCGAATAAAATTAGGAGTTGGAAAACAAATCATTCTATGGGGTGTATGCTGCTCCGTGAATGTAAAGAAGATGTAGAAGAAGTGTTTTCTCTATTGGATATCTCTGGACAGTATCCTAATACCGAAGAATATACCAAACACAGTCCTGAATTCAATTCGATGTTGGTGACATTGAATCAGATCGGTGTCAAAGTATTCCTTGCTGATGAGAAGTATTTCCCTGTAGGACATCGTGGTGTTTATCATACAGTAACTAATAACTTCTATTTGAATAGGGATCATATGGGTGATCCTGGTGTATTGATGATGTTGATGCGTCACGAAGGTTGGCATGCTGCACAAGATTGTATGGCAGGCACCATTGATAATAGTATGATTGCTATTATCAAACCTGAGGATGAAGTTCCTATGCTGTGGAGAGTCCTAGCAGAACGTACTTATCCTAAGTCTGCTGTGCCATGGGAAGCAGAAGCACAATGGGCAGGTCGTACAGATGGTATGACACAAGCAGCACTTGAATCCTGTGCTCGTGGTAGCATGTGGAGTGATTATGAACCCACCCCTAAAACTGGAGAGTGGTTGAGGAGAAATGGTTTTATTCAGTAAGAATGCTTACCAATTGGTGAAGCAAATAACATGGGATGATGTCATCAAAAAGATGGAAAATGAGTTTGAACTTGAAACTTGTGTATCCTATGTTAACTCTACAAGCGCACCAACAATCATCTTACATAATGAAAACCAACCAAAGAGTATATTTGATGCAGTAAAAGAAATCGAGAAAGATTGGGTAACAAATAGTTGCCATGTATATACCTCGTTTGCTAAATCTGCTCTTACCTTTGGAAGACATAACGATAACGTAAATGTTTTAATTGTTGGTGCTATTGGAAAAGTCTCTTATAAATTTGATGATGGTTCTACATATCTCGTAGAACCTGGTGATAGTTTATACATTCCAGCAGGAGAATATCATGATCCAATAGTTCATTCTGCTAGAGCAACGCTGAGTATATCAACTCCATCACTTCCCCCACTTCAAACATAATGAGTAACGCAAGAGACTACCTGTTCAAAGTTCCTTTTAGGCAATACAGTATGCCTAATTGGGAAGCAAATAAGAAAAAAATCTTAGAGACTTTACCAATCAATTCATACACCGATTTTTATGAAAATAAAAAGAACGGTCTTCCTTTTTACATTGATGTTGTAGGAGGTATAATTGATGAGGCAATGTCAGATTTCAAAAACACATATCCACCAGGTGTGATGATCACTTCTATGTGGTATGAGAGATCTAAGAAGGGAGATTACCATGGACCCCATAATCATGGTGCAACAGGATTCTCTGCTATACTGTATGTTCAATACAATGGTGCAGATCATGAACCAACTAAGTTCCATTCACCATTTTTAGATGCTGCAACAGGTGAAAACATGAAGTATCAACCTGTTGTTAGAGAGGGAGATCTATTAGTATTCCCCTCTTATATTTTACATGAGGCACCTATTAATAATAGCGATACTGATAGAACTATCGTGTCATTTAATATTATGGGTGAAGACGTGGCAAAGGCATGGAAAGCAGGATTCCTCAATGCTAAAAAATAGAGAAATATTTAAAATTCCATATTCGCATTATAGTATCGATAACTGGGAAGAAAAGAAATCTAAAATTCTAGACCAGTTAGATGATAAGTTTACTGATTATGGTGACTATGAACTACCACCATATGAAAGTATAGTAAGACAAAATATTTCTAATGAACTGATAGATTTTAGTTCATATCTAGATTTTCCTCTAGCTATTATGTGTATGTGGTATGAGAGATCTAAAAGATCACATCGTCATCCTGTTCATAATCATGGAGGAGCAGGATTTTCTGCAGTGATGTATGTTGAATTTAATCCTGAAGTTCATGAATCTACAGTGCTCTATAGTCCATATGGAAATCCTTTTACTGGTGCTTTGATGTCATATAGACCTGATGTAAAGGAAGGTGATATTATATTTTTTCCATCATCATTCCTACATGAAGCACGACCTAATGAATCTGATGAGGTCAGAACTATCATCTCATTCAATATGTTTGATACTCAATTGTTATTTGCTAAAAAACATGAATTGTTTGGTGATGCAGCAGATGAAGCAGTAAAGAGAATTGCTGAGAGAGCATACGATCATACCCCAAACTACGATAAATAAAGAAAAACTCAAAACGAAATGAGCACCATTGACGGCATTATTAATGAACCTACCGTAAATTTCGTCGGTAAAGATGGATTTTTCTGGTGGGTTGGTGAGGTTGAAAGTAATAAAGACCCGATGACTCTAGGACGAGTTAAAGTCCGAGTTTTAGGGTATTATACTAATGTGAGAGGAGAAACTACCTCTAATCTGCCTACGGATGATCTTCCTTGGGCGACTGTGTTACAACACACATGTCAACCAGGTAATGATAACCAAGGTGAAAGTTCTGGACAGTTGCAACCAGGTGCAATTGTTATGGGATTCTTTATGGATGGTGAGAATGCTCAGATGCCAATTGTTATTGGTGTTCTGCGTGTTAAGAAATCTTCTGAGACTAGAGATGAGAAGACTTTTGCTTTTACTGGTGAAGCAATGGAACCTGGTGTTGCACCTAATCCTGCAACTACACACCCTATGAATCCTAATGCCACCATGGCAACTACAAAGGAAACAGGGTATAGAAGACCATCAGATGATAATACTGTTGCGTTACCTAACAATCCCAAATCGGATGTTGGTGGTAAATCATCTCCTAACAATGTCTCAACTAAACTAGCTGGTAGTTCGGGCAATCCTGGAAAACCTAGACAACCAAAGGACCCAATTCCTGCTGCAAATGGTGTTGGTGGTCCTTGGAAAACATTGGAATATAAACTAGGATATCTCTTAGAAGATCTTGCTGATCATGCAGGATCATTAATGAAAGCAGAAGATGGTGACTACTTAGATATTGTCACTGGTAAACTTGTCTCTGCTAAAGCACTGACTGCAAAACTTCAAAACTTTTTAAGTGCAGTATTTACTCAGGTTGTTTCTGCTGTTAGGGCGCAAATATCTGCCCTTACAGAATCTTTGAACCTAGTTGAAATTCTTGGTGGTGCTACTGGCGTTCCAATGTTAGTTTTTGGTATTATTCAGACAGCAGTAGCAGCACTTCTTAAGGCACTTTGCATGGAAGACTCTAAGTTGATGCAATTTGTTCAGTCACCTGTCAATACAATTTTAGGTCTTCTTGATGGTCTTCTTGATGGTTTGATTGATAAGGCAGCATTTGTTCTTCAAGGTGTTCAGGGCGCTATTGATGGTGTTGTATGTGAAGTTCAGGCAATGCTTGATAGACTTCTACAAGTTGTTGATACTGTAAAGACTATTGTTGATAGCGTACAGCAAGCAAAAGAAATCATTGAGGCATGGCAATCTGCTAGTGGTATTTTTGAAGAGGGAACTGATCTTTTCAAGAAAGGTATTACCAGTCTTACTGGATTGATTGCACTGTTCATCAAATTTGCTAGTGGGGGTTGTAATCGAACACCTGATGGTGGTGTGGATACAGTTGGTTGGTATCCTTTATTTGGTATCACTCATTGTACTCCAGAAGAATTGGAGGAAATTAATAAAATTAGAGGTAAGAGTAGATCTGAATGTGGTGAGGATGGACCAGGTAGTCTCTTAGATAGTGTTTTTAAAGAAACTAGTCCTTACTTAACTGCTGCTAAAACATTCATCGATGGTTCATATGAGATGTATGTTGGAACACCTGGTAGAACTGCAAGTGTGCAAAAAGCTGCTAGTGGTACAACACGACATTCATATAATCTCAATCAGAATCAGTATGCTGAATATGTTGCTAGAAAAACAATTGCAGAAAAACATCCTAATGCAACCCCAGAAGAAATTGAAAAAAAGGTTGCATCATATTCTAAATCTCAAAACAAATCAGGAGGCAAAGGTCAAGGTGATAACGGTTCCTTAATTGCTGATCATACTTCATATGCTGGTAATTATACAGAAGAAACTCATGGTGATAACTGTAGAACCATTGATGGTGATAATGCAATTAATATTGAGGGAGACTACTTCTTAAAGATTACTGGTGATTGTCACATTGAAGTTGGTGGAGGATTCTTCTTTGGTGCTGAAGGTGCCCCTAAAATTGTTGATAATAAAGGAGAGAGTAAGAATACTAAAATTCAGAAACATACAGTCAGATTTGGTTCTGACGTTGATATCTCAACTGTTGGTGCTGCTCTCGCAATTCAAGGTTCTGAGTTTAATGTTGGATCTGTTTCTTCTAAATTTACTAGTAGTATTTTTGAAGCAAGTTCTGGAAGTGTTAACATATCGGGAGGAGAGACAATCATCAGTGGTGACAACTCAATTGAACTTGTTACACCACACTTAGTTGAGATGATTAACTTTCCACCATCAGGACTTCAACTTGGTTTGTCGGGTATTCGTAGATTTGTTGGCGGTTCAGTAGAAACTGTAATGAAACCTGCTAGTATTGGTGCTGATACAATTCCTCGTTACACAATTGTTAATCCTGCTGGTCCTTACTCACTTACATGTGGTGCTACAGGATACAACTGCAATGTCACTACGGGTGCATATAACGTCAATGTTGTTGCTGGTTTGATCTATATGCAAGCGAGTGCTGCTGCTACCCTTGCGGCGGGTGGAGCAATGCTGCTCAGTGCTCCTGCAGGCGTCGTTACGGTTATTGGACTATCGATCTTCCTGAATTGACTTGACAGGTGCCTAGCAGTCTGCTATACTACATAGGTACAGAAGAGACATTCATGGATTCCCTCGCACACATCTTCATTAACTTCTCTAAACGCAAGATGACTCTTGTCGATGATGAAGGATATGAGAAAGAAGTTCGATGGAATTTTAACACTACAGGTGCCAATGGTTTCTCTGAAACAATCTCTGAAATACAAGAGATTGTTGATAACGACTTGATTACTTATTGCTTTGCTGTAAAATGATTGGACCTATTGGAATTACTCTGCAAGAAGCAGAGGATCATTTTGACTTCTTGGTTGATCTTACTGACAGATCTCGTATCTGTTGGAAAATTACTCGTGAAGATGGTAAGTCTGTCTTGATGGTTCCTGTTAATGAAGTCGCTCCTGTACCTGAAGAACTTCAGGATGAGGTTGAAGATTTTCGTAAAAAGTTTTTGGAAAAAGTAGGTGTCAATGAGACCTGAAACTCGTGAATCAATGGAAATGCTATTTGCTGCAAAGTGGAATCTTCCTAAAGCAGCAAAAAATTGCAATCTAACTGAAAAAGAAATGAAAATTACTTTTAACGAATATTGTCATTTTCATCCTCCCACTTGGGAAATTGGTAATAGTAAACAAATTGGAGTACTCTACACTGATGGGAGTGTGGCGGAATTGGTAGACGCACCAGACTTAAAATCTGTTGAGAATTAATCTCGTGGGGGTTCAAGTCCCCCTTCTCCTACTATGACACATTATCTCTTCCCTACTACCTTCTATTGGCAATTCAGAGCACCAAACGCTCAAGAATTTATTGACAAAATCAGTGCTACTGCTGTAGAAGAAAACATTGACAACTCTCCGTTCTCATGGGGAAAAGAATGTGTCATTGACCGTATTCCCTTGCCATGGGAAGATTGGTTGCCACTCGTTACACCTAGTCTTCAAATCCTAGGAAAAAAACTCGGCAAAAAATTTCAATTCTGGATGTATGATCCATGGATTAACTACTACAAACGAGGGGCATATCAAGAAGTTCATGATCATGTTGAACAAGACTTAGCATGTGTATTCTTTGCAAATCAAGGTGAAGGTTTTTCAGACTTTACTTTTATTGATAGATATAACGTAACTCTAGCACCTCAAGCAAAGAAACTAATTGATTACCATAATGTATGGGGCATTGATTATGAACCTGGAGATATAATTTTCTTTCCAGGAACATGTATGCATCAAGTAACACAGCATAAAAGTGATACAGTTAGAACAACATTTGCATGCAACTTCAACATCAAAGTTTCTAATGAGTAAGTACGATTTTGGAGGGTTAGAACAACACCCTGCCAATATTTTAAGATTGATAAGTGAACTTGAAGGAGCATATCAACTTTGTAAGTGGATGGGATTCAAAGAGGATATGGAGGTCCTTGACAAAATGAAGAAACCATACTATAGTATGTACTTCAAGAAGAAAAAAGAAGAACGTTACAAATAGAGGGAGTACCCAAAGACTCTGTGTAGAAAGAGCGCCCTCTCAATCCTCTTTAGCTCAGCGGTAGAGCGATTGACTGTTAATCAATTAGTCCCTGGTTCGATCCCAGGAAGGGGAGTGTCTTTTACAAACAAACTATTATACAAGATTCCTAGTAAGTTTCCAGAACTGCTTATAAGCAACATGGTAACTTATGTTGAAACACTACATTATCAAAATGCAAAAATTGCTAATGATGTAGAGGATAATGTAACTAGATCTACTAGTGTATCGTGGATACCTTGGGACGAATGGATCCCTGGTATCATGCACAACATGCTTATATGTGCCAATAAATCACATTTCAACTATGATCTGAATTACTTCCAAAGTAAGATTCAATCTACCATTTATTATGGTGAAACTAGTGATCATTATGATTGGCATGTTGACAATGATGACGCAAGTATCTGTGGAGATATGGAAAGAAAACTTTCTTGTTCTTTATTACTGAGTAGTCTTGATGAGTATGATGGTGGTGAATTTGAAATAGATTATCGACCTAACTTGAATACCAAGATCAAACCCAATAAGGGTGACTGTATTGTTTTTCCTGCATGGGTTCCACATAGAGTATTACCAGTAACTAAAGGCAGACGTATATCTCTAGTCGCATGGATGATGGGGCCGATGTTTAAATAGTGCAGCACTGGAGAACATAATGGGGATTTACGATACCATTCATTCATCATATGATTTGGGACCTGGTTTTTGGAATAGAGAATTGCAAACCAAAGATCTTGATGGATATATGTCATATAATTGGATCGATCCAAAGGGGCAACTATGGACAGTTGATCATAGTGGAACCTATGCCTTTGAAGATACTGGATCATTCAAGGTTGTGAAGAGTATAAATCATGGTAGAGTTACACCATACACCTTAACAAAACAAATAGAGTTGTATCCAGCACACTGGAATGCTCACTATGCACCTTGCCCAACGGCAATGGTTAGTTTTTTTGAAGGTATTGTTGAACAAGTATTATTTGCATCTAATCATTAATGGCATTTCTCGTACATCCAGTTCCACCTAATCCAGTATTTGTCAAGAAAGAATATCTGTATGATTTAAAAAAAGGTCATGGAGAGTTAACACCTGGTATTTGGATTTCTGTTAAAAGTGTTCAAACTAAAGCATTATATTTTGAAACTCTTCTTACTGAATATGGAGCATTATTTGATAAATTGCCTTTAAGTGCATTTGTTTGGAAAAAAGATTTTAATCCAGAAGATCAACTTCCTTTAGATGTACTTGAACTTTGGGACTGTTTCGACTATAATATCACTGTAGTTCGCAAACCTCTTCTGGGACGATGTGAATTCTTTGGTAAAGATAAAAAAATGCACCCTGGTGAATATGAATTTACAATTGATAGTGCTCATCCAGATCATTCTATTATCGATACTAATTTCTCTGAGTTGGACCCAGAGCACAAATCTTTTAATATTATCGCCCTTGATAATGGACAGTTTGCTGCACAACCAAACAATAGGGTTATCTGGAGAGATAACTCATTAATTCCAGGAACACTTAAACAACCCGATTTTAAAGTTTGCTCACAAAATTATGCAGTCGAAACAGAATCTAAATGGTGGACAGTCGGACACACCGAAGAATGGAGTTACAAAACCGAAGATGGTGCCTGATGATATTGTTGTTAACATGGACGGAGGTGTAGGTGGTTCTTGGTCAGTACAAAAAACAGAACCAGAAGATATCATCAATCAGATTCGTAAGTTAGAATCTGAAGCACCTGATTATGGTATTGGTAAATGATAAACCCTGATCTCAAAGGTCATAGTTTTAACGAACCTTTTCCTATATTATTGATTGAAAATGTTTTCTCGCCAGATCAGTTAGATGTTATTTGGAAAGAACTAGATTATTACTGTGCTAATGATATTCTCTTAGCACCTGAAGATACTGGTGGTGCCTATAAAAAAGGTAAATACGTCAAACAAAATTCTGGATTGTTCTTAACTGATGCCTGGAAAGGAGCATCGTATTCGGCAATCAACAAACACATTTCTCCAATATTACAATCTTTTCCTCATGCTGATTGGGTACAAGATAACAAATACTTTGAAGAATTTCAATTCAATAAAGTTAGTGTATTAGTCTCTAATTATACAGATGGTGATTACTATGACGCACATAGAGATCTATCGTTAGCAACATGTTGTCTTTGGTTATATAAAGAACCAAAACAATTTGCAGGTGGAGAGTTTAGTTTCACTCAGTATGATTTAGAAATAGAGTGTAAAAATAACTCAATGGTTATATTTCCTGGATTATATAAACATCAGGTATCTCCAGTTTCTGGTGTAAAAAATCCCATGGACGGTAGATTTTGTATATCATACTTTTTGTCGTGGATCGGCAATGAGAAATGATATAAATAGACAAGTAGCAAATAGTGTGATTATCTGTGGGAACTCGTAAAATTTCTCAGTTAGAGACAATCTCAGATGCTAACCTCTCGGGCGAAGCAATTCTCCCAGTTGTTGTTTCTGATCCTTTGATTCCTAACCGAAAGGCAAAAGTTAATCAGTTGTTTAAAGGTGTTACTTCGGGCACCAAGAATGATCCTGGTCTTTGTTTCGATTTGGATCGAGATACTGGGTTATATCAAAATGCATATGATCAATTAGGCGTAGCATTTGGTGATGGCGGTTTCTATATGACCCGCATTGACAATGGAAATAATAGCACATCATTGTATATGACTGCTACTGATGATGTTGCAAGTAATGCTGATATTGTATTTGCTCCAAAGGGCACAGGTGCTGTAAAGGTTACAGGTAACTTTGTTATTTCTGACCAAACTTTTATTCTTGAAGATTCGCAAGGACCTAAGGCAAGATTTGAAGTTTCTAATATTGGTACTGGTACTAACACTCGTATCTTCACCCTTCCCGCTATTACATCTGGTAACGGAACTACCGTTGTTGGTGATAACACTACGCAGACTTTAACTAATAAAACTCTTCTTATTGATGAGGATAATTTAGTTATTGTTGATGGTACTGAAGAAGCAATCTTCCAGATTAACTGGGTTGATACTGTTGGTGCAAGACGTTCTTACTTCTTACCTGACGCAGGTACAGTAACTACAACTAACGAACCTACTGCTACATCATCCACACTTCTTGACACTAAAGCAGAACAAACCGCGTTGAATAAGACGTTGGTTGACTTAAAACTTGCTACTGATGCTGAAGATGCTACAAACTGGGCACAGTTTAATACTGACGCAATCACAGCAAACAGAACAATCACTATGCCTGACACCAACATTACGTTGGTTGGTACAGATGCTACACAGATTTTATCCAACAAAACTATTCTCAGTTTGATTCTTGCAGATTCAACTGACAATACTAAGAAAGTAACATTTGATATTTCTAATCAAAATACACTTTCCAATCAGGTTTTCAAATTCCCTCCAACTAATTTACTAAATACTGGTAACTCCCCTAACGTTATTGTTAGTGAGGAAGCAACTCAGGATCTGAAGAATAAGTCTCTTTATGTTCCTTCAATTAAACAGGTTGGTAACACGGGCAGTGTCCAATTTAGTCTTGATAATATTTCAGGGAATAGAACAATCCGATTCCCTAATGCTAATGCGACACTTCTCTCTACTGACAACGTGACTTTAGATGATGTTAACTTCGGTGGTGGTATTGGTGCAAACAACCTATCAGGGCAAACTAGACTTCAACAATTCTTTTACGCAGGATTCTAATTAACAATGGCAGATCAAGGACTTTTAGGACAAGCAAAACCAGCGGGAACAACTAATACAGTCCTGTATAGTGCTCCTGCAGATCAATCCGCTTCCGCAGTATTAACTATTGCCAATGATGGCACTGGTGCAGCATATGATGTTGCGCTCAAAGATTATGATCAAAAACTTACTTTAGATGCATCCACATATAAACTTCACGAAGGTGATATTATTAGTGGTTACAGATTTACAGTAGGTACTCCAATTAGTAGTGGGTCAGGGTTTCAACCAGGACAACAATTTACTAGCACAGATGGTGAGAAGAAATTTAAATTTGAATCATTTTATATTCCAACCACTACATCTGTCTTTGTAAAAGATATTGCTATTAGACAGGTTACTCTCGAATCTATTACTGGCACTCCCGCAGTTGGTGATACTTTAACCAAGGGAGCAGGTAGCGACACTACAACTGCCACAGTATATGCTTATAAGAACAATATTGTGCATATTGGACCATCCACTATTAATGGTTCTGGTGCAGAATTTGCTGATGGTGATTCTGTTACCTCTGGTAGTGCAACTGGAACTGTTTCTACTGGTGGTGTTGGATCTGCTCAGAATGAATTTGTGTTCTCAACCACCACCTCTGGTGGAACATATGATTTAGCACTTGATGGTGCCACTACACTGTTCTCTGATAGAACATATCGTTTTGATACATCTGATTCTTCTATGAGTGGTAGAGACTTTAGTCTTTCTACTACTGTTAATGGTCAGTGGGGTCCAGATAATACTGCTGGTAACTCTGACGATGGCACAGAATTTACCACTGGTAGGACTACTAATGGCACAGCAGGTTCTGGTGGTGCATATGTTCAATTTGCATTTGGTGCAAACGATAACACTCCTGGTACTTTGTATTTCTATGATGGTGGCACTGGCACTGCCGCTAATGCAAACTATGGTGGAAATGATCGTTACATTCAAACTAGTGACGTAGTTCAATATAGTGAGATCTATGTCTATGACATTGAAGGCACTTGGACAAACAGCAGCGATGGTTTCCTGAATGCTGGTATCACTTATACCGTAACAGCACAAACTGCAGGACCTTTTGGTATTGTTCGTTCTTTTACTGGAACTACACTGTACGTTTTGAAAGGTATTGGATCTGTCGATTTTGCAGGTACTAATACATTCCAAGATGTTCCTGCAAGTAATGAACAGTCCAGAACGCTAGCAACAGTTAGCAGTGTTACTGTTGCATCTGATGCACTTGAAGTTGAGAATTATCTTTCAAAAGATAAGACAAATGCTGCGAACAATGTCGATAGACTTACATCTCTCGTCATTGGACCTGGTGAAAGACTAGTTGTTGAAAGTGCAACTCAAAATAATATCTTCAGTCTAGTTGGATTTCAAGATGCTTCTACAGCATTGACAACTAGAGTCTTCGGTTCCTAATAAATAATCAAAAAAGCAGCGTAAGCAATGTCCCTTACTAGACTTAAGAATATTATTACGTCCAGAACTGGGCGTATTATATATGTTAACCCAGACGATTTTGATGCTTCTGATGCGATTGACAACAGAGGCAACTCTGCGTTGCGTCCGTTTAAGTCTATTCAAAGAGCATTTCTGGAAGTAGCAAGATTCTCCTATCGAGTTGGTTTATCAAATGACGAATTTGATGCCTTCTCGATCATGTTATATCCAGCAGAATATGTTGTTGATAATAGACCTGGTGATGTTCTCTATACTAATGTTGCTCCTCTTGATGAGAACTCAAACCTTGACTTGACTTCTCCTAATAATGTTCTGTATAAGTATAATTCAGTTGAAGGTGGTATCATCGTTCCTAGAGGTTGTTCTCTAGTTGGTACAGATCTTCGTCGTACAAAGATTATTCCTAAGTACGTTCCATATCCTACAACTCTTGCATCCAAAGGTATTAATACCGAATCTCAAGTACCTCCTCGTACTGCAATTTTCAAAGTTACTGGTGGAACATACTTCTGGCAGTTCTCTTTCTTTGATGGTGCTGAGGAAGGTGTATATTACAAACCCGATAGCACAGATACCTTAGCGCCTAAGTTCTCACACCATAGACTAACTTGTTTTGAGTTTGCTGATGGTGTTAATACTCTTTCAACTTTAATTAGTGGCGCAACAGTCCCTAACGCAGATTATTCTGCAGTTCCTAATATTCTTGAAAGAACAGATTTAGAAATTTATTATCAGAAAGTATCGAAAGCATTTGCTACAATTCCTGATACTTCTGGAGATCCTGCAACTGACCAAATTCAGTTAAGAGTAGAAGAAAATAGAATTGTTGGTCCTATTTCTGATGAATATAGAGTCCTTCAGGTCACAAGAAATGGTCAGACAGCAACAGCAGTTACTGTTGATGAGTTTGATAACCCTAGAGATCATGGATTCTCTGTTGGTGTTAACATCAACGTTAGTGGTGTTTCTGGATCAACTGGACCGCAATCAGAACTTGATGCTGGAATTTACAACGGATCTTTTACAGTCACATCAGCATCTGGTAACGTCTTTACTTACCAAATGCAAGGAGAACCATCAGGAAATGCTGTAGGTTCAAATATTACAGTTAAGACTGAGATTGATACTGTTGACTCTGCATCACCATATGCGTTTAACCTGTCACTGAGATCAGTGTGGGGTATGAATGGAATGCATGCTAATGGTAGCAAAGCAACTGGTTTCAAATCAATGGTTGTTGCTCAATTCACTGGTTTGAGTCTTCAAAAAGATGATAGAGCATTCGTAAGATATAATGCTTCTACTGGTAATTATGACAACGCAACTGCTGGTGATGGTGCTCACTTAGATGGTTTTGCTGAGTATCGTAAAGGTTGGGCACATGAGCACATTAAGTGTAGTAATGACTCCTTTGTACAGGCAGTTTCGGTGTTTGCTGTTGGATATGGCACACACTTTACTGCACTGAGTGGGGGTGATATGAGTATCACAAACTCAAACTCCAACTTCGGTAACACTGCTTTAAGAGCAGCAGGATTCAAAGCAAAATCTTTCTCTAAAGATAAAGCAGGTGCATTAACACATATTATTCCACCCAAATCATTAAACGTTATTTCTACCACTGCAACTGGTACGAATGCTGCATCCTCAATTACTCTTGCTAATGATGGTAACATCAATGGTGTTATTGAAGGCATGACAGTTAGTGGTACTGGCATTGGTGCTGGTGCTATCGTGGGAACTGTCAATACAAACACTAGAGTTGTTACTTTAACAGCAGCAAATACTTCTACAGTTAGCGGTAATGTCATCTTCGGTGAAGAAACATCTGTCAATTGGGTGAACGTTGATATTCAAAGAACAAAAGTAATTAACGCAGCACTTGCTGGACAAGGAGGAACACCTGGCACAAGATTATATCTCTACGGATACACAGTTGAAGCAAGTCCGCCTACGACAAGAGTTCAAGGTTACACCGTTGGTGCACGTCAAGATGGCACGGGCGGTAGTGCTATTCCCGATAAGATCAACTGCTTATTAGTAGCAAACGGTGCATCAACTGCAACTGTTCAAACTGCTAAAATTTCACCTTATGGTCCTTCTGTATCTGGTAAAGCAGCAGGTACGACTGGATCACCTATTCAATTTGATAGCACAACATATACAATCAATGGTGTTGCTGGTTCTATTGGTGGTTGGTATCTCGCTGTAGATTCCACTGACAATGCAATCTATACATCACTATCTACTAATACACAATACAATACAGTTAATTTCACTCCTACTACTTTCCTTAAGAGAATACCTGATCCTCGTGACTTGCAAGATAGAACATATCGTGTTCGTTATGTAATTGACAAGGATAAGACCAATCCTCTGCCTCGTGATCCTATTAGTGGTTATGTAATGCAACCGCTGAATAGTGACACAACATCGTATAGTTTGAATAAAGCATTCTACATTTACGATATTGAGATTGTTCAAAAATTTGAGAGAGGTGTTGCCGATGGAATCTACTATCTTACCCTGCTATGTGCATCTATTGCACCTACAACTTCTAACTTTAATGACAGGAAGTTCAGTCAAAACGTCAACGAAGTCTATCCTACGTTTGACAGAGACAACCCTGTTGCTGACCCTGCTGCTTCGGTATCCGTCGCTGACAACGAAACTATCGGTCTTGTAAATTCTACTGATGGTGCATCACCAACTCCTGCACTTGATCCTAAACGTTCTATTACTAAGGAAGCAGTTGAATTTATTCTTAGTGACACTGGTTGGACACAACCAGGAACAACACCTAACTACGATAGTGTTAACGAGCGTCTTAGTAACGTTGAATTAACTGCTCGTCAGGGTGATGAAGAGACCAGAAAGATTAATATCAGACAGAATACTGATGGTACAGTAGCACCTATTGCTGTTGAATTTAGACGCCACTCAATTATGAGATCTGGTAACCATACTTTTGAGTATCTTGGTTTCGGTCCTGGTAACTATTCAACTGCATTCCCTCAGACTCAAGTAGAGACGCTATCTACTGATCAGATTAAGTTCTCTCAGTCTATTAAAGAAGAAGGTGGTGTTGCATTCTACTCTGGTCTTAACTCTAATGGTGACCTATTCATTGGTAACCAGATCATTAACCCAGTTACAGGTCAGATCACTAACGAAGATATTGCACAACTGAATGTTATTGGTGAAGAGAATACAACAATTGAGACTTTCTCTGAGTTGGTTCTTACTGATAAACTCACAGTTATTGGTGGTGCATCTAACCAGTTAGAATCAATCTTTGCTGGTCCTGTTACATTCCAAGGACTGACTACATTCACAAACAATATTCAAGCAAGAAAGATTTCTTATTACAACCAAGATGGTACTGTAATCAAGCAAACTTTACTTGCACCTGAAGATGCAAACGGACTACCTAGTTTTGCTAATATCACAGGATATGATACTCCTGCTGATGGTGATCTTGTTTATAATATCAACTGGTCACCTGGTAAATCTTTAGGTTGGATTTACTACAATGGAGCATGGAAAGAGTTTGGTCTTACTGACACTGGTGACATTAATATTAGTTCCTACAATAGTAGCACAATCATCGGTATTGGCACTGCTCCTAATAACAGTTTCAGAGTCAATGTAGATGGTGGTGTAAGAGTTGATGGTGACTTAGTTGTTACTGGAAAGGGTGGAGTTGGTGCTGATAAGTATATTACTAGAACCTACACTGGTGATGGTTCAACACTAACATTTGCTGTTACTACATATACTGGTGGAATTCAGCATGCCGATGATTCAGTGTTGGTATTCTTGAATGGTGTTGCACAGATTGCAGGTACTAATTACACCGTAGATGGAAGCGGTGCGAATATTGTATTTGCTTCTGGTGATGCACCTTTATCAACTGATACAGTTCATATTTTAGAACTGCCTATCTAAATAATACGGAGGATACCGCAATCACATGGCAATATCAAGAATTAGTGGCAATCAAATCGCCACCGCAACAGAAGCAATTCTTACCACTCTAAGTTTCCTTAATACTGGTAGTGTATTAAGGTTACCTGTTGGAACAACTGCACAACAACCTACAGGTGTTTCACCAGGAACTATTAGATTTAATACTGATACTGATGCTGCTGAAATTTATAAAGCAGATAATGGTACTGGTAGTGCTGGATGGTCAGCAGTATCTGGTGGTGGTCCTGCATTAGGTGCAGATAGTGTTATTAGAACAAATCCAAATACTATCGATGAAAATATTACCGTTGGACCTACTGCTGGTGATGAATTTGCTAATGGAATGAGTTCTGGTCCTATTACTATTAGTAACGGTTATACTGTTACTATTGAAAGTGGTGGTTCCTGGAGTGTGGTCTAATGTTAAATGTTGGATCTATACAAGGAAATTCTCCTAATTTTACAATAGATTTAGATGCTGGTAGTAGATTAAGATTAGCAAGTGATTTAAGAGTTAACCAACAGCAATATATTCCCCTACCTAGTGGAACTACTGCACAGAGACCTTCAGATTCTTATCCTGGAAGTATTAGATATAATACAACCATTAGTAAGTTAGAGATCTGGACAGGAACAACTTGGTTCAGTATCTAAATATAGAATATAGGCACCTCACAAAATGAGTCGAGTTACCACTGCAATACTAAAAGGAATCTCAGCAACTCTGGAACAAGTCACCATTCCTGGTGGTCATACTTTCAGGGTTAATGGTATATTGGATCTCACTGGAAATACAGGTGCATTTCAATTACCTACTGGAACAACAGCGCAACGTCCAGGTAGTCCTTCAACAGGATTTTTTAGATTTAATACTGATACAAATAAGATTGAACTTTATCGTAATGGTGCATGGGGATCGTATGAAGAAACGACCGATGTAGGCGGTGGTGGTGGCACTACTTCACAAATTGCTGATGAAATTCTAGTTTATGTTATGGATGAAAATGGTGATGCTAGAAGTCCGACATACAAACCATTAAATTCAGTAAAGGTATCAGATAATAGTGTAACTGCTACAGCATGGACAGATGTTCTGGCAAATAGTGACTGGAATGCTGTTGTATTCACGAGTGATTCAAAACCATATATTCGTTGGAGATTTGATAGAAACAGTCAGAATATGGACACCATATTATCATCATTGATGAATAATTATTCATCATGGGGATCTGCCAACAATGCAACACAATCAGTAACACCAGTTGCAGGGTCTTCTGGTAAAGTTGGAGAAACAATGAACTTCCAACATAATAATGGTGGTGGTGAGAGTCATGATATTGTTACCTTAGGCAATAATGGTACTGTCTGGAGTTCGGGTATGTATTGGGGTAACATTGACTCCACAAGTAACTATGGTGGTATCTTAAACAAGGTTGAACCACACAGTGGTAGTGGCGGTGGTAATACTAACGAAAGAATTTTTGTATATTTAGATAATACACCTCTTGCCATTCAAGCAGGTGATTATACAAACTATCTCACACCAACTGGTCCTTTAGGAAACGCTACTAATTTTAGTTGGTCTAACAATACAAGTTCTGGGGTGGGTAGTAGCAGTCCCAATAATGTTGCTGATGCTGTTGATAGAAACACGACAAGTGATTGGCCCACATATGGCATTCAGCAGCAAGGTAACAATAACTGGATCTCGGTAGATTTGGGTGTTGGTAATGAAACTACGTTCGATTATACTTGGGTTATTGGTTATCCTAACGACAATCACTGGTCTGATCGGAACTTTGTACAAGGATCAAACGATAACAGTAACTGGACCGATGTTGCAGAGTGGCGTTATCACAATGGATCTTCATCAAATGATGGTTATCTAATTCATAGTCAAGGTAGTCATCTTTATTCAAACACAGTTAATAATGTAGATAAGTGGCATCCTGTTGTCACTAGAGGTATTAAATATAGATATTGGAGATTATACGGTACTAACTTTAACCAATCCAATGGTTATATGCTGGTCATGAACTGGGGTCTAATGAAGAAAAACTAATGAGCACACTAAACACTGATAACTTATACGGTCCAGACTGGAAAGATTTTACGATTGATATGCCTGCTGGTGCACATCTAAACGTAAGTGGTTCTTTAGAGTTTACATCTGGATCTCAATTTACTTTACCTAGAGGAACCACTGCTGAACGTCCATCATCACCTACAGCAGGGATGATACGTTATAATATTACAACTTCTGGTGCTGAGTATTATAATGGTACTGAATGGATAGAGATGCCGTTGGGCGCATCGAATGATGGTACTAGTCAAGAAACTGCTGCAAGTTCAGCAAGACAATTATTTGATGATGGTATTGTTACCAGTGGAAAATCTTTAAGATGGATTAATACCTCTGGTGGATTAAAACAAGTTTTTTGTGACTTTGATACTCAAGATGAGGATGGTAATAGTGGATGGATGTTAGTCGCATCATTCACTCAGGGAAATAAATGGGGTGGTGACGGACAAAATATTATTACAACTGATGCCACTATTTTACCAAGTGGAGCACAAGATTATCAACCATCATCTAACTTTGCTGATATGAATATCACTGAGTTTAGACTGACGGCAAATAATGATATTGAAACTACGTTAGGTGCTCAGGCATCAGCAGATTGGTATTATCGATGGAATAATCCTATTACTTACAAAGAAATGTGGGCACCAACCGCAGGTAATACAAGATATTATTTGTCTAATGGTACTAATCCCAATGTTCAAAGATGTTCGATGAGAAAATTTGATAGTAGTTACAATCTCAAATATTCTTATAATAACCCTAATCACAGATATAATAATTTCAGTGACTATGGTTATACTAATAGTAGAGTTGATACTGCCGATTATAGTTATGGATTAGTTGGCGGTAGTCAAGCACCTGAAAGCGGGTTCTTTAACGTTTGGTATGCAATAAGTAATCCTGGTCAACAGTTTGAATGGTTCCGTATTGGTAGAACTGCAACTTACTCATCTAGATCTGGTGGTGATGTTGATGGAACATTTGCAATACCTCAACAGGGTGCCAACACTGATTCTACGGGACAAGATATTGATAGTAATATCAGTGTAAAAGTTGGTAACGATGATAATGTTGATTGGGGTGGTGCTGCTACTTCTGCGACACAAGATGCAGGAAATAATAGTGCAATTACCAACACACCCTTATGGTGGTGGGTTAAGTGATAAATACTAAAAGCATACAGATATTGAGTTGACATGCCAAGGTTAAACGTTACCAATGTAACCTCTTCGGGAACTTTACAATCGGTTGATACTTTTAGTTCGACTGATGGATTTAGATTGCCGTCTTATTCTACAGCACAGAGACCTACGGGCATTCCTGATGGTACTATGATCTGGAATACTACAGCATCTGCTATTGAAATATATGGCAGTTCTCAATGGAATGAATTAGGTAGTGGTGGTGGTAGTGCTGCTATTGATACGTGGGCAGATGCTGCGGCAAGACCAACAACTAGTTTATCAGTTGGACAATTTGGATTTAATCAGGATACTAAACAATTTGAAGTTTATAATGTTAATGATGCTGGTACGGCAGAATGGTTACTCTTAGGTAATGTTGTTGCTGCTGCACAATGGCATATCATAATGATGACACCTGGTGCTAAAGGTTCATCATCGAATACTCCAATAGGTAGTACTGGTAGTAGCACTTGGAGAAGTATTACTTCCTCTAATACTGGTGCTAGTGGAAGAACTGCCTTTGGTGATGGTGAAGGATTGTATGAGGGTTATTTTACTATTACTGGTGCAACTAAAGTCGCTCTTGTTAGTGGAAATGGTGATTTAACGGATCCATCAACACATTCTAAGTATCTTGTTTATGACTTAGTTGAAACGGCAGGTGATACAACTCATAACATTTTAATTGCTATTGATGATTTCTGTAATGCATCGGGAAGTGGTATCACTGGCAGTGATGCTTCTGGATATACAACTCCTTCTGTTAATTCATTAACTGGTAATACTAATGGTTATAGCGGAACTTTAAGTGCCTCGGGTGGTACTTGGCAATCAAATAATGGTACTCAACCTGATAAATTTGTATATTGGGGTATCAATACCGAATCTGATGATGATACACAAGCACTCTGTGCATTCTCAGGGAACTTATCAAGCGGTAAAATGGATTCTTGGAGAAATAATAATCCAAATGAAACATTCTGGAGTTATTGGGGGCATGATTTTCACTCAGATGCTTCTAGTCAACGCCTTGGTAACAGTAGGCAAACTGAACCTGGCATTGCAACTGGTTCTTCACAAAGTAGTGAGACTGTTTATATGTTGGTTTATGTTCCTGGATAAATAAAGTATAAGGTAATATCGAACTATGTCACAATTAACTGTTGGTTCAATAACTGCTGGTAGAGTCGTTGCATCTGGATATGTAGCAACAACAGGACAATTACAATTGCCTGCATATGATCAAGGTACTAGACCTACTACATCAGCAGATGGTGTATTAATTTGGAATAAAACATCAAGTTCATTGAATTTGAAAGCAGGTGCTTCATGGATTGGTGTTGGTGGTTCTAGCACTCCTACTTGGACTAATGCTACACAACCTTCTAGTAGTTCTGTTGGCGGTTATGGATATAATACAGAATTGGATAGATTTGAAGTATATCTTTCAACTGGTTGGAATGTTTTAGGTAGTGGCGGTGGTAGTGGAAATCCAAAAGGATTAAGTGCATCAACACCTGCTGTTGATGCTCAAGAAGTATTAAATACATCAGCATCACCACCATCTGATGGTTTATATTATATTGACACTCCTAATGGTGGTGTTCAACAAATTTACTGTATCTTTGATAGGGGTGCAGGTTGGATGGTTGTTGGTAAGTTTGGTGGCGATGCATCAGATACTGTTGCAAACACTGTATCTACAACTAGAGCATTAACAGTTCAGAACAGCACTGGTACTGAATTTTCTGCTGACTTTGGTGATTATTATCCGTCATTTGTTCGTCATATTGGAGTTGACAATATCAGTGATTGGTCAAATAATAGAAATCTAGATTTTTGGCATGGTGTGCCAAATGATAGACAATGGAAAAGATATTGGACCAATGGTAGAAGTTCTGGAATGGATAGAGTTCGTCGACAAGGATTTACTACCCAAGGATCTTGGGATGGTAGAGGTAGATGGGCAAATCCTGATTATGGGTTTATGCAAATGTCTGACGCTGATACTAGTATTAGTGAAGGTGCATTTACTAGTTCAGGTAGTTTCTACTTTCATAATGCACAGGATGCTAAATTTAGTACAGATTCTCATAGGACTACATCTGGACAGGATGAAGAGGTTCAATGCCAGTACGGTTATGATGACTCTAGAAGATGCTTTATGGATAGATTTACGGATGGTGCTAGAGACGGTAATAATACAAACAGAAGAGATTACAGCAGTGCTGTATATGTCTTGCTTCACTAAATATCACTACAGAGTTATTTGAAAAATGGGTCAATTTAACGTAGATCATCTACAAGCAACTAATATTACTAGTAGTGGTATTTTACAGGCACTCGGTGGATTTAAGTTCCCCTCTGTTACTACTTCAACTAGACCTAGTAGTCCTATCGCTGGTCAAACTGTTTATAATAGTGATGAAGTAGCACTAGAAGTTTATGATGGATCTGCATGGCAAACTATCGCTGGTGGTGGTGTGTTTCCTACATGGGCAAATGTTGCGGGAAGACCATCATCTGGTCTGGTGAATGCATATACAGGTATTAACATTGCAGATTCAAAATTAGAAATTTATGACCTTGCTAATACTGAATGGATTCAAATTGGATTAGGTCAATCTAATCCTATTACTGCTAGTGGTGGTGATAATGAATATACTCCTGGCGATGGTTTTAAGTATCACGTATTTACATCTGATGGAACATTAACAGTATCGGCAGGAAATGATGATGTTCAATATGTTGTAGTTGCTGGTGGCGGAGGCGGCGGAGGCGGTGACGTTGGTTGTGGTGGTGGTGCTGGTGGATATCGTTCTAATGTTCCTGGTTTCCCTTCGGGTGGCGGTAGTGCTGCTGAACCATCAATGACGCTCGCTCCTGGATCTTATCCTGTTATTGTTGGTCCTGGTGGTCCTGGATCTAGTAGTTCTCCTTCTGATGCTAGTGACGGTGGCGAATCTAGTTTCAATGGCATCGTTTCCGCTGGTGGTGGTGGCGGTGCATCATGGGGTTCTGGAGAAGGTCGCTCTGGTGGATCTGGTGGTGGATCTGCTAGCACCCGTACTGGTGCAGCAGGAACAGCAAACCAAGGTTTCGCTGGTGCTAGTGGTCGTGGTGGTCCCCACTACCCTCAAGGCGGAGGCGGTGGCGCTGGTGGCGCTGGTGAACCCTCCAGAAATAATGATTTTGCTGGAAACGGTGGTTTTGGTCTTGTTAATCCCTTTGGCGCTGTTACTTCAATAGGAGAAAGAGTTAACAAAAGCTATTGGTTAGCAGGTGGCGGTGGTGGTGGAGTTGAATCCAACGCTGAGACTGGTCGCGGTGGTCTAGGTGGCGGCGGCATTGGTGGTCGTCAAAGTCCTAACACTGACCCGTCTCCAGGCAGTGCTAACACTGGTGGCGGTGGCGGTGGAGAGGATAGCGGCACGGGTGGTGCTGGTGGATCTGGTGTTGTGATGATCAGGTACGCATTCTAACCAACTCAACAACTGTCACACCCCCTTGCATAGGGGGTTTTTTTATGCTATGCTTACTAGGTAATCAAAGGTTAAACCGATGCCTCAATTCACTCTCATTTGTACTGATGAGGACCAGACTGTAACAACTAAAGAATTTGAAGCATCTATTTTGCAGGAAGTTGTTGAAAAAACTCAAGACTTTTTGAAGGGTGTTGGATACTGCTTTGAAGAATTGCACACTCAGATTTATCCTGTACCTGAAAGGGATGATACTGAGTACAGTTCTCTTTATCGTAATGTTGATTCCTGATACATATACCTGTAGTTTATCTTAACTTCAAATTCAAGACAATGGGCAAGACTTTTCGACGTGGTGGTGCCGAAAGAGGTTATTACTCTCCTGGAAAATCCATCCGTGATAAACGTCAACGAGGCGGAACTAATCGATCAAACTGGGGAGAAGATTCTAGTGACAATTACCAATCCAAAAACAACAAAAAAGGAAAACGTGGAGTTGAGTTTGAAGATGATGGATGGTAACGATCTCGATGAAATCGAAAACTTTTATGAAGACATAGAGTTTGACGATGGATCCGAGATAGAATACGATCTAGACTACACTACTCAAGCATAACTAACTAATCGAATGGACTTCGACTCTGAATCTCAAGACGTAAAGTTTAATCGGGGACTTGATCTCTTCATGGAGTCTGTTCTCAAACCTGACACTAAATTACGTCAATGTGCTCACAATCAACAATGCTATCACGAACTAATGTATATTCGTGAGTATGTAATGGGTTACCTTAAAACTTTAAGGAGGGCAGACTAGCATGCAATTTTTACACTCTGCAATCCTTGATCAGGAACAAAAAGTAGTTATAAAAGATGCGTTAGTCATGTATATTTCTAATTTGCAAAAGCGCTACTACCGTGATAAGATGATTGAAGAATCTCTATATCTTAAAAAGATGAGAGAGATTGAACAAATCGTTGAGGCACTACATCTATCTGACTTATATCGATGAAAAAAGACATTCAATTGCTAAAACATGCAATCAAAGCAGGCAATGCAGATCCCTTCCTCTATACTGAAGAAGAGATGCATCGCTTAAAGAAAAAACTTCGTCAATTGAAAGATTGGCATCGCTCTAGTAACATTGCTCAAAAAGGTGGATTTGGTTATGAATTTTGATGAGAACTTTGACATCTCTTGGGATGACACTGATATCTGTCAGGCACCCGAAGATGATTGGATTTCTGCTGTTCTTGGCAGCGAATGTGAAGTAATCGATGAACTTATCTATGAACAATGATCGCTGGCGTATTACTTGGCGTAAAGAAAAGAAAGTTGAAGGGTGCTTTTCAAATCAAGAGATCTTTGTATATGGTATTGACAATGTTGAGTATGTGATTAAAACAATGGTCCCCACTGATGAATGGAGTGTAACACCTGCATGAAATTGTCTGATCAACAACTTCAACCACATGAACCCCCTGAAGGATATCGATATGAGACAGTTTGCTTTAAGACTAATGTTTGTGCAGTGTGGATTATATCTGATCATAGGTTCCTTTATAATGATAACAATCCCTCTCGTTGTATCTGGGGTTTCTACAACACAAAGACCAAACATTACCACAGTCCAGTAACACATAAGAAGGTTGGAGATCGTGTTAACTTGAGTGATACTTCTCCTTATTCGGCAATGGTTAAACACCTAGTCGGGTTAGAAAAGTTCTTTGTATGACAGTCGCTGAACTGGTTCGGATCCCTTGACGGGGGTCCTTTTTTATGCCATACTATAAGAGTCAAGCAGGCACCCCATGACCCGCTCAACCAGACCATTGAAAATGTCTGAAGCATTCAAACTAGTGAAGCATGCTGGAGGCGTTGTAACCTCAGCAGGCAAGCATCTGAAGGTTTCACACCCTTCCATCCTTCAGACTTTTACGCTACCCTACGGGGGCAGCAGAGGACGCCCCACGCTCTCTCCAGGCATCTCATCTGAACTCCGTAAGTATCTCAAACTAACCCATGTATCCTAATAAACTTAAAGAAGTTCTTGCCTTTCTTAATTCAATTCAGATTGATATTGCTGAAGGACATGAAGACGGACGTGTTAATAGTATCACTGATGAGGACACACTAATTGATCTTCTGATCGAAGAGTTTGGTGCTGACAATATCATCAAACCACCCCCAAGATGCTGGTGGGATGTTAAGATCTTCGGTTACTTCTTTAACATCAAGTCCTCTGGATATGATGCTGCTGATAACTTTTCTTCCAAGTCTGCTATTCTGTGGGCACTCACCTCATTAAGTGAGGAAGATGTAGTTATCAAGGGCAGAGATCAGTGGAAGCAGTTTCAAGATAGACTGAAAGATGCTAAGGATACTGACAACAATAGAGACTATTATATCTTATCAATTAATAAGAATACCAATGAAGTTCATCTGTCCTCACTGAAGACACTGAACAGAATCACATCTAACGGTAACAATCTACCATTCCAAATCAATTGGAAGCATAACACTACTACGGTCAATCGTACTCATAGACAGGCATACGATTTTCTGGTACAATGTTACAAGGAATCTGTTCGCAAAAAACTATCACAGCATGACGACTATGAATCTCTTTGAGTTACATCAAGGTGACTGTCTTTCACTGATGAATGACATTCAGGATAAATCCATCGATCTTATCTGCTGTGATCCCCCATACGGCACCACGAGCATCAAGTGGGATGAAGTTTTGGACTTTAACACTATGTGGGCACAATATGATCGCATATTGAAACCCAAGGGTGTAATCGTGCTGTTTGGATCACAACCATTCTCTGCACAATTGATCTGCTCTAAGTTAGATTGGTTTCGCTATGAGTTAGTATGGAACAAGAACAAATGTGGTAGTCCTGGACTAGCAAAGAAGCGACCAATGAAGACGCATGAGAATATACTCATCTTCTACAAAGAAGCAGGTGGAACATATAATCCACAGATGGAAGTTGGAGAACCGTATGCACGGACTAGCAAGAATCCTGAGGGTTATGTAGGACGCAAGAATGACCATGGTTATGGTATGAAACCGCGTAAATCTTTCGAGAACAAAGGAACACGCTATCCCAAGTCAATTGTTAACATCTCTAGAGACTTTAGCGCACAACAGCAAGTGCATCCCACGCAAAAACCTGTGCCTTTAATGGAGTGGTTGATCAAAACTTACTCTAATGAGGGTGAAACTGTGCTGGACAATTGCATGGGTTCAGGTTCTACTGGTGTCGCTGCGGTAAAACTTAATAGAAAGTTTATTGGCATTGACAATGATGCGGAATATGTTAGAATCTCTCAAGAAAGAATTGAATCAATCCCTATCGATATTACAAATCTATGACATACACAGCATTGGACGAAAAGTTTTTGACTGAAAACACAGAAATCATCACAGAAGAGAATCTTAATGAGAATCTTTTCTTCAATAATGAGAATCTTGCTCATCATCGTACTATGTCAGAACTACCTCAGGGTGGTTACTATCGTCTGACTACTGCACTCAATCGCAGGCAACGTCGTGCATATGGAAGACTGCTTAAAAAGCAACTTCAAGCAATCGATATCAGGCAAATTCATCCTCCTTGCGTACCACTTAGCAACCGTAAAACTGGTGAGGTTATCTATCCTAATGGATTGCAGATTCGTGCGGATGTGACTACTAACGTTGATACTATTGCAAAGTTTCAGAAGGTAATCGCTGCTAATGAATGGGAGGCAACTAAAGATCAGATGATGTTGATTGTGCTCCCTGAAGAATACCAATACATCGATGAATTGACTGGGGTTAAAGTTATCTACGGTTTGCTCGATGGCAATCATCGATTCAAGGCAATTAATGGTCTCGCGGAAGATGTTATCTTTGCATGGGTTCTTGATATGAATCTAGGAGAGATCTGGGAGTTTGGTAATGCCTTCTGCAATCGTGATACTAATGTAGTTCAACCCAGAACTAATGCTGATATCTCTAACGCACTGGTTAAAACTGTTACTGACCCTGAGTCCGATTTGCATCAGTTAGTAGAGGCAACTAAAGTAGAAGGATATACTGGAAAGAATATTGATGAGATTCTAGAGGCGAAACTTAGGGAAGATTATGATGTAGGTGGCACACAAATCAATGCCGTTCTTCGTATCTTCAATGCTAGTGAAGAGCATGAATATCACTCTGATATTAAACGCTACTATGCTCCTGAGGTTAGTGAGTGGGTCACTCGCAATCGTCCTGGATGGGTGATTATGGATGGTGCTAAAACCTCCGAGGGAATTTATAGAAACCCCGAGACAGATCAGATCTGTCTTGTGTATATCGATAAAGGATCTGTTATGCTACACACTGTTTTGAAACTTGCTAAGATGGTGCAACAATATCCTGACAAAGGTTTCATGGTGATTCATGTTGTTTCTCCTGAGGTTGCTAACTCCTTCACCGAGGAAAGTATTAAAGCAAAGGATAATGTTATCAAAAATGAATTCTATGAAATGATCCGAGATATTGCAGGTCTAGGTAATATGTTAGACACCGACAAAGGTATTCACATTCGTCACGCTAGATTGCCTCTATATCCAAATGAAATGACTCGTAACAGTTTGATATATGTGTGACGATTGAACTAGTGGCACACGGTTGCCCCACAGCACCCCAAAATCGTGTATATTAAGAGAGTCAAAGGAACACACCCCATGCAACTCACAAACAACGTCACCACTGTTGATTTCTTCCCTGAGGCATTCATTGCTGAGGCAGATGAAGTCAAAGGCATGAAAGTTGTTGTCAAACGTTTCAACAAGCGTGTCACATTCAATGCTAACGGTCTCAAGTCTTACAGCACTGTGACAGCACTTACCGCACGTAATGAGTGGAATGAGCGTATTGCTGGAGGTGCTGAGGTTACTAACTACAACCTCGATAAAATGCCTCGCTCTGAGTATGCTCCCATGGCGTGTGTTGGTTGATTAAGTAACATTCAGGGCAGCATAGGATCGGGAGACCGATTCACAGCGTAAGACCCATTCCTTTCTTATCTAACATCATGATTCTCGATTTACCAGTTTACAAGAAACAACTCCCACAAATATGGATGGAGGATGGTAAGTTCATCATTGAATCTGACTCGTTTCGTTATGTTATTGAAGATGACTTGAAACTCTTGTTTAAGTTATGCAGACGCTTTAAGTCTGACGCTATCGCACAAACTTACGCTACTAACTGACATCATGGCAAAACAACTCATCGAAACTACACACCATGTGGTTGAATTTGAATCGAAGAAAGTATATAAGCAAGTCCTTGGTAAGTGTAAAGAATTAGACATCAGTTTGGACCACTATTTGTTTGAGTTTGATCTCAGCGAGAACGATCAAGAATGGATCGAGTCGCTGACCAGTTGAGGAACTGGACACAAAACCCCCTAAAGCACCTCAAAAGGTGCCATACTATAAGAGTCAAAGAAACGCCCTCGCATGCAACTCCGTCCCCACCAGCAACGCGCCTTCGATGCCATGCAAGAGCATGACTGTGGTCAGGTGATCATTCCAACTGGCGGCGGTAAGACTTACATTATGATCGCAGATGCTCTGCATCGTGCTGCACAGGGTCAAACGATTGTTGTTGTTGCTCCACGTATCTTGCTCGCTAATCAACTCTGTGAGGAGTTTATGGAGCATATCAGTGGCACCTGGACGCATGTCTGCCATGCACATAGTGGAGAGACTCACTACTTCAGCAGCACAAAACCTGAGAAGATTGCACTCTTCAATGATACTGCGCGTGCTGCAAAAGAGTCCTGCATTATATTCACCACCTATCATTCTCTGCACCGCGTTGTAGATAGTGGCGTCAATATTGACACTATCTATTTTGATGAGGCACACAATGGTTGCGGTCGTCACTTCCACAAAGCAGTATTTGCTACGGCACAGTATGCCAAGCGTCGTTACTATTTCACTGCTACTCCTAAGAATGGTCGTGGTGTGAGTCTTTCGCGTGGCATGAATAACACTGCTGTTTATGGTCGCACTCTGTGCAATGTGCCTGCTGCTGAGTTGATCGCTGCTGGCGCAATCGTGCCCCCTAAAGTTGTTGCTTTTGAGACGAATCGCACTCGTAACAAGTACAACGCGCACGAGGTTGATGGTGACAACCTGAAGGATATGTTCGAGCAACTCGATGTATTCCAGAATCCTAAAGTTCTGGTGGCAGCACCATCTAGTAAAGTTCTGGGTAACATGCTCGGACAGACTGACATCCTTGAGTATTTCTATCGCAAGGGATATGACGTGATGCACATCACCAGCAAGTTTGGTGCTATCATCAACGACAAGAAAGTAGGACGCGAAGAGTTCTTCAACACGCTGCAATCGTGGGGTGCTGATGACTCTAAGAAGTTTGTGATCTTTCACTATTCTATTCTGTCTGAGGGCATCAATGTGCCTGGTTTGACTCACACTATCCTGCTCAGAAATCTGCCTATTGTTGAGATTGCACAGACAATCGGTCGTGTTACCCGCGTGCATCAATCTGACCGCCGTGATGTTGCTGAGGGTCGCATTCCTGCTGGAGCGTTTCACCTCTACAAGAAATCTGAAGGCATCGTTACTATGCCAACAGGTTACAAGATGGGCAACGCTATTGCACAAAGATTGCAAAATGTTGTTAACGCCATCTTCATCGAAGGTATTCCTCCCGTCGCATTCTGCTAATGACACCAACAACAACTAACTCCACTTGGTTCACACATACATCCGACAAATTGTATGATCGACATTATTACACCATCAACAAAAAACGATTCGATGACTATGATCAACTCAGAGCATATTGGTGGCAACAAACTATCACTAATCAAACTGTGATTGTCCATGATTGCATAAAGAACAAAAAAGGGTTCCGTTAGTGTGCCAGTTGGGGAACTGTA